TACATCTTCAGTAGCCTGAGCTACATCTTGACTTGCTTGTGTCTGATTTAATATACTGCGAGTTAGATTGCGAACATTTTCATCATTTGCGTCTAGTGATGTACCATAAGCTTCATTTATTAATTTTGCGCGCTCTTCATCAGATGTGCAAGCCTGCAAATCGGACGATAATTGTTTATATTTCTCAGAGTTCGTATCGATTTTAATGCCCATTTCTTTTGCGGTCTCAGCCAATTCTTTATTTTTCTCCGCTAGATTATCTTCCTTATCAAGTAAACTACTAGCGAGAGAGACTGATTGTTCTTGCGCGGCGTTATTCCTTTTTAACGCGTCAGTATAATCCTCAGCAGCATCTTCGCATTTTTCATCGGCTTCCGCTAAGTCTTCCGCGCTTGCCTCGGACTTACCAAGGGAGTCAATCCAACCAGTTATCCCGGAGATTGCCCCAGTGACAAATCCAGTAAGCTCAGATAATGTATCACTTATCCATCCGATAGCAGCAGCTACTCCTTCTAATACTGGTTTTAATAGATATACTGGACTTAATGCATTATTAACTTCTAGTATTGGTTTCACTATTTTTGCGATTATAGAAACCAACCCACTTAGTAGCGATGCAATCGGTGTAATTACAATTTTGATAAGATTCATTAATATTTCTACTAGGCTTCCGCATATCGCTAAAATTGGAGTTATACAATCGACTATAGTTCCTAGTAAACTCTGCAACGGAGTTAATACTGCGTTAACCAGCTCGCCTAGGCTTTTTCGGAATTCCTCATTGGTTAACAAGAGACCGCCGATAATACTCGCTATTGCCAATAGAGGGTGAGCAGAGATAACCCCCCATAGAGAACTAAAGCCGCCTTTAACTGTCGTCAGAACTGTTTGTAGCGCTCCAAACCCTCCTTGGGCTAAGCTTGCTAGTTTCCCGACTAAGCCGCTTGACTCTCCGGCAACCGCACCGAATGCCGTCGATAGTGTTAATCCGGCATCACGAGCTTTAGCAAAAATACCTATACCATTTGTTAAGGTAGAGAAAAATGAAGATAATTTAGACGCTGCTATCGCAGCCGTGATAGCAGCAATACCAGCCGCAACTGCCATAACGGCTTTATCGTTTTGTGCGATTGATCTAAGTGCGTTTCCAATACCATTCAAAACGTCAACGACAATCCCTCCGGTGAACTTTGCTATTGGAGCAATAAAACTATCGATAAACGGTTTTAGAAATTTTTCCCAGTAAGCTCCAAGTACCGTTCCGACTAATCTAATAGCTCCACCTATAGCATTCAGCACTGCCGGAAGTAAGCTATTGCCAGCCCAACTGACGAGCGGTAATAGATAATCATTCCATACATCTCCAATGATTTTTCCTATTGGCTCTAATGCTGCTCCAATGTCGTCGATAAATTGTTTAATGGAACCGCCAATTTTTTCAAAATTAAACATTTGCCCCAAGAGATTTTTGATTTTCTTCGCCAATTCACCTACTGTGTCATTTGCATCTTTAAACTTATCCAACCAATCAGCCTCATAATCTAAACTATCTAGACTTACTCCGCCACCGCCGCCAGAGCTTCCACTTCCCCCGCTACCAGAACTTGAGTCTTCCTGTGTTAGCGTATTCATCTCGTCAAAGCCAGCCAATTGCTTCTTGAGCTTCTTGGCGTTGTTTGAGGCTGCACCAAGGTTATCAGAGGCTGTGCCGGTGCTAGCCGCGAGTGAGTCCGCATCGCTGGATGCGCCACTCAGAGACGATGTAGAACTGCCAAATTTGATAGTCTTGCCGAATAGCGCAGCCACCCAAGTAACAGCTTCGCACACTACTTTTGTAAAAGCGGCAATGTAGTTAGTCGCGGTGCCAATTGCTTTTGAAACCGCATTGAAAAAACCTGCGATGTTGGATTGCCCGATCACATTCATAATGTTGGCTAAACCGCGTACCAAAGCGGTTTTCATGTTAGTAAAGCTCGTCTGGACGCCTCCTGTGGCGTTTCTAGCCTGTTCTTCGAGCGTCCCAAGCCCCGAAAGATCTGTATTATTCATTTCCACCATTTTAAGCATGAAATCGTTCATGCTTACGGTGCCATCTTTTAACGCATCGTAAAGGGCGCTATCCGAAACGTAGCCCATAGCGTTGGAGATTTGCTTGAGCTGTGCCGGCATGGCTGTTTGGAGTGCTCGCCATTCGGTCAATTCCGGCGTACCTTTGGAATATGCCTGGGTAAGCTGTTCGATAGCAGTCTCTTGCTGTTGTGCAGAGGCTCCGCCAGCGATAATGGCGTTGTTCATCGCCAGGAACATATCTGTTGAGGCGCCGATATTGCCATTTACCGCTGTAAATCTCTGGACGGACGACGCTGCAGAGTCTAGTGTTGTTGGTAGACCAGTTAACTTATCACTCAAGTGTTGGACGGAGGCGGATGCTTCCTCGGATGCCACACCTAAACCCGCCATTACGTTAGAATAGTTGTTCAACGTATCTAAGCGTGAAACGGCACTAGAAATATTGGCAGATATTGTTTGCATCGCCGCAGAAAATACGGACGAAATAACGCCAGCAACTACGCCGGCGCGGGTAGCAATGCCTTTCGACGTTTTAGACATGTTATTTTGCATGTTGCCTAGTTCGCGTTGGACACCGTCCATTTGCTTTTGAAATGATGCTATGTTAGCCGTCACTAAAACTTGCAATTCATCAACTGTTGTTGCCATTATTTCTTCTTTCTCCCGCCATAGCGAGCCTTTGCGTAAGCCTGGAAGGCTTTGTCTGTAGTAAACCGATCACTAGCGCTATTATGCTTCTCCATAAACGGATGTTTCGGATACTTTTTCGGTGCGTTAAAACTGTATATGAGATACTTGCCAAGCAGGTGATTAAGCGCGTCCTGCTCTTTTAATTGTTGTTCATGCCTTGCGCGGTATCCTTCCACGCATCTTTGGAACTGTCCCCATGTTAAATTCCAATAATCTTCTAAACTAATGCCAATCTGGAAAGCTACTTTTTCGTTACTGCGCCAGACTTGAGTGAAGGTTTCGTTGCTGGAGCTCCCTGCGCTTGGACGCCCTTGCGGAAGTCCGGAGTTAGCTTTTTCTTTCCTAAAAAACCGCTCGCATCCAGAGCTTCGAAGATTTTAGTAAATACCCCTTCAAGTCCTTCTTTTTCGACAATATCATCAAAATTTTCGTCTGACCCGCCACCAGCTTGCCATAAGAATTGAATCTTTGCAAACGACGGCTCTTTGAGGTCGTCGAGTATATTAAAGAAGTTTTCACCAGTTTCGCGCTCGAATGTTGCAATTCTTGATGCTTTATAGTCTAGAATAGTCATAATAAATTCCTTGTTAAAAGTTTATATGGTGGGGCTGTTAGGCTAGCCCCTCAGCCTTTTGATTAAGCTTCGGCGTAGGTTGGTTCGCCAGTAAGACGAATCGTCATGCCGTAGGTAGCTAAGCCATCTGTGGTAGCTTCACCGTGAGTAAAGGTGGAGACAAAACCACTGAATGAAAGGGTAGCTTTGTCATCTGGGTAAGTAATAACCCAGTCGCGCTCGTCGCCACTTTGGTAGACGGCATACATCTGAGCGGCCTCGCCATCAAAGCAGTTATTAACGGAGACTTCGATAGTCCCTGGATCTTTGGCGCCCTGGATGTATTCCTTCGCGCGGTTTGGTGAGTCAAGCGTCGTAACGTCGATCTCCTCAGCTTCGCTAGACTGCTCGCCAATCGAAGTGATATGAGAGATAACGGTGTCTTCGCTCTCGTCGCCACTCTTTTTCATGGTAAGAGTGGTCGCCATTGTTTGAATTCCAGCCATGTTTTATCCTCCTAGGATTAGGTGCATTTCGTGGCGCTGAAATTACACGAAATGTGATATAGCGCATCTTCCGTTGCTCGTGGCACGTCGGTTGCGCTGGATAGTCGATAAAAAATACTTCGCATCTTAGCCTCGACTTCTCCTAAAATGCGACTCGTGGTAACTGAATCATTTGCGTAAATATCTACTCGGACGAATACTGACTGTGAGGCGATTTCATTGCCAAGATCCAAGTCAACGGAGTTACTGTCTACGGAAAACGTAATTGCGGGGACTTCGTTGAAAATTGCTTGGTAGCCTTGGGAAGTTGCGTAACCTAAACTTTTTAAAGCTTCGTAAACTTCTGTTTTTGGGTTATACATTATTTTGAAACCTCCTTAATCTTTCTACGGACTGACGCCAGGACGACTTTATCTATCCTGTATCCGTTAGTATGCAATGCCCTACCAAGAAAAGGCTGCGCGACTTGACCCATCCATTCCGATTTATACGATAACGATAAATTGGTTTTGTATGGATATGAGCCGTTACCTCTCTGGCCAGTACCGAATTCGACATACATCGCGTGGTCGCAGGAGTTCATAACGCCTCCTACGATCGAGTCGCCTCGTACGTATGCCGGTATAGCGCAGTTAGCCTGCCTCAGTTTGCCGGTATCGACTGGCGTGAGTGATTTCGCACTCGCAAGAACGACGCCAGAGGCTTTATTTATGCCATCTACCATGCCATCTATCAATAAAGGATTGAGATCTGAAAACTTTTTCTTCAGCTCTTTTAGCCCTTTGATTTCGATGTTAACCGACATATTTCACCCCTGTTATCATCTTGTGCGAATCGTACGGAATCACGTTGGCAGCTTTATACTTATGTCCGTTGTATTCGAGAATATCATCTACGGAAACATCAATATCCGAATCGCAAGTAATTGCAATATCAATTTTGGTCGATAAACCGAGTTGAGTTTGCAATTCTCCTAAGTTCGAATACTGCACATTACCTTGAAAGGTACTTTTCTGGGTGAGTTCGCCCACCACTGCGCCGCCCTCGGCGTCCAGAGTCGTTTCTTTTGCTAATATAGCTATGGCTTTATCATAAAAGACACTAGATATAGCGTTTTTGGCTGTATCAGGAAACAACATCTATCCTCCTATACGGTGCCAGTAGTTTGGCGAACCCAGAAAACAGTTCGTTATCGTCCGTCGTCGAGAGATAATTCTTGACTTCGTTTGAATAACTGATTGCTTGACCATTATCCGACAAAGAGCTGATAGCGGAATCCGCTGTCGTACTCGTCGAATTAGCCAGCGTTTGATTGAAAATTCCAGACCCGATGCGAGCGACAATTTTAACAAGCCGTTCGCTGATCTTCTCATTTTCGCCGTAGTTTAGATAGATATAAACGCGATCTACCACCTCTGAGGCTACATAAGATAATAAATCTTCATCCTCAATCGTGGTATTAATCGTCTTAATCGCCTCTGCTACGGCCGTTATAAAGTCATCTCGAGTCATTTAGAAACCTCCAATTAAACAGTTGCGACTTTGTAGATCAAGTCAGGCATGATAGCCTTGGTGCCGTAGCTGTAGAATAATTCGACAGCATGGGCGTTTGAGAGATTGATCTTCTCATCTTTATATTCGTCGATGGTCACTGGCTGAGCCACTGCGCCTTCGCACATAGCAAGAACTGCAGAAGTTTGGCGGTGATTGCTCATCACACGAACACCGTGGAAGAGGTTGATATTCTCTTCGCCAGAATCTGCAGTTGGAGCAGAAACGGTATCGATATAGCTGCGAAGTTTGCCGTAAGCAGCTGGGGTCAAGGTGAGTACGATCATATCGCGGTCTACACCATCAACATAGTCGTTAGTAGTTGTTTCGACGGCTTGGATAGCCGCTTCAACAATATCTTCGATGTCAGTAGCTTCAGACTCGACTGCAGTTGCAGCGTCTTCAGCAGCGGTGAAGAAAGCGCGATCAAGATTTGCAGTAACCTTCTTGCCATGAGCTGCTACGCGAGAACCCATCAAGTTAGGAAGACCGAATAATTTAATATCTTTCTCTTCGATTTCTTCGACAATTTCTTTATCGGTGTCGATGTTGACGGTGACTTTGCCACTGTTTTTCAAAGCGTCACCTTTAGCGTTGGTACGAGCTGTACCGTAATCGTTAGCTTCCGCGTTTGCGAAACGATCAATTTCGACGGAACCAGTTGTTGGGTCGCCGGAATAATTTTTGTTCTTAATCTGTTCTGAAACAGCACTCTTTTGAATGGACTCGATCAAGTTGCCGTAGAGTTCAGCTAATTGATCCGCGGTTGAGCCATCAGTTGTAATATTCAAGGCATTTGTACGTGCCATAGCTTTATTCTCCTTGGTTAGGAAGGACTAGAACGAAACTGTGCCTCTTAATGCTCGTTTGTTCTTAGTCGTAGTCGTGCGAGCACCAGATCCAAAGTCTTGTGGCGTTGAGCCAGCGCGTTGTAACCGCTCATCTACAGCTTTTTGGACTGCTGTATTGAATGATTTTTCGAGCGCTTTGATATTAGACTCCATCTGTTCGACGTTTAAATCGACGACGAAATCGACAAGACTTGTATCGATGTTCTTTTTAGCAAGCTCTTCGATGGCGGTGGCACGATTTTCGCGTAATGTAATATTGCGCTCCTTTTCGTCCAATTCCTGCGCTCTCTTGGCTTGCGCTTCGTTTGCTCGTTGCTCCTCGGTGAGTTTAGATTGTCTCTCCCATTCGGCGCGCTCTCTTGCGATGTTGAGTTTATAATTCTCATCCGCTTGAGATTTTTCGCGTTGTAGGCGCTTGGAAACAATTTCATCTACTTCGGATTGAGTAAACGTCTTACCAGACTGTTCTTGACCTTCATTTGTGGGAGCGGTCTGTGCGCTCTCTGAAGTATTGGTACTTGTGGCGTTTTCTGCCATTGTATTACCTCCGTTAGTTAACGTGTTAACCCAATCAAAAAAGCGGTAAAAGCACCGCTTCGCTTATTCTGTACATAATAAAAACGACCATAGCGCTTCTTCCGCGATTAGTCTCTTTTATTATACCATAAAAATTACAAATTGTACAACTTATAATTTTCCTTCGTGCTTGAGGCGCTCTACCTTATCATGAATATACGAATTGGATTTTAGATCGATCGTATAATGGTCGTAGACTTCCCAGAAGTGCCGCACCGTGGCTTCGTCGTATTTTTCACCACGGTCGACGCTCGCCAGGAAATCTACTAGAAAATTCTTGCAAGTATTCAAATCTAAATCACGGATATTATTATTTAAATCCAATATCTGCGACTCAATAGGCTTCAGAGCCTCAGAAAGGCGCTGTGAGGCGTTTTTGCTGAAGAAATGGTAAATTGTAGCTCCTCCAGTGATAAAGCCCGCCAGGAGGCTTATAGCACCTGATAACTCGCCCAAAGTTATCGCGTCCATTACTCTTCGGACTCCCCTTCCGCTTCTTCAGTTAAATCGTACGTGATTTTTGAAATCCCGAAAATAGTGCCAAGGAATAATTCAAGCGCGCTTAATGTTGTTAAAATCGCTTCGGTATTCAGGTTCCACCCCCAGGCTTCTGCTAGCGTAGCAAAGAATACTGAAATAGCTGGAATTACTACCGAGACCGTCCAGCGAATTGTTTCATATAGCTTAGTTGGTAGTTTCATTATTTTACCCTAATTTTCTGTCCGACGACAATTAAGTTCACATCCGCAATGTTATTCCATTTGGCTAATTGTTTCACGGTTGTATTGTATTTTTTAGCGATAGCGGATAGCGTATCACCGGCCTTTACTTTATAATACTTTTTTGTTGAAGTCGTAGTACGGATTATGGTAGTCCACCCCTTGTAACGGAATGCGCCCAAGAACTTCGAGAGAGAATAATTGATTTCGGTTGTGTATTTCTTCGGTTGATTCTCACCTAGGAGTTTAACCATCGCACCTTTTTTGATAATCTTAGTTACCATGCCGATATGCCCATAGTCACCATCGTCTGTGATAATCCAGTCGCCAACCGTCAAGTCGGTCTTTTTAGTGATACTCTGAAATCCTAGTTTTTCCACACTATTGCGTGTTACCTTCCAAAAACCTCGCGCCTGGCCGTTGCCAGTGGAGGCGACTCGCCCGATTTGCTTGGCGCAGAAATATGAAAACAGATCTACACATTGTACGCCATATGCGCCGTCATAATCGATAGCTTTACCTAATGTGGCTTTTTTAAACTTCTCTGGAGTTTTCCACTTCATCTTTTACTTCTCCTATTAAAAAACGCGGAGCACTAGGCTTCGTGATTGGTCAAGTATATTATACCACAAAATAAGAGAAAAAGCCACTTAGCCGAGAAATCTACTAAACTCGAGTGGCTACCTCTATTATAGCATAAAGCAAAGCTTGCGCAACTATAATGCATTGGATCGCTATCGGCTGTACTGACACTGCCTAAGTTACACTACCGACTGCCAGCCAGAAGATATTTGTTGCAGTAGTATTTGTTCTAACAAGCCATATCTTAACCGAACCAGTTCCGACACTGGTAACAGTAACTCTAGCCTCGGCAGTAGTATCACCCTGATTTACTGTACAAACTACAACCGGAGGCGAGCTGAAAGTAATCGGGAAAATCAGCGTTTTGCTGGTTGGGTCATTAGCTGCGCTCGGGGTGATTGAAATCTCGCCCCAAGCAAACCCGATCGCTGCCATGTCAGCATATGCGAAACCGCTGGTATTATACGAGCTGGCGCGCCTGAAAGACCAGTTCGCCAAATGGCTCCAGTTTAAAGCACTACTAGCTACCTTACCACTAGTAACAGCGCTATCGGCTATCTTTGCGGAGGTGATAGAGCTATCCGCAAGCTTTGCTGTAGTCACCGCCTTATCCACAATAGCAGCGGTTGGAATATTCGAGCTAGACGTAACTTGGCCGCTCATATACATATCGCCGGATATATCAAGCGCGGCGTTTTCTGGGATTTTATTAACACCAACTAGCCCGTCTTTATGGATATAGAAGATTGGAATACCTCGAGAGATTGAGACTGAAACGGTTGTGGTCGCGCCAAATAGGTCGGTAGCCTGGATTTGGAAATCCCAGCCATATTCGTTGTCGCAGTTGAGTACGGTATCGGTCACGGTGAGCTTGCCACCAGAGCAGGTAAAATCGCAGTCGGTCCAGTCGCCGTAGTCTGTTGTACTACTTTGTTTATTCCGGTATTGTACGGCGGTGATATAGTTTTTCTCTTCGTCATCTACGGTAACGGTCGCGTAAGTGCCAGAGATGGAAAGTGTAGTTTGCGCCTCGAATCCGTTTTCACGCTTTGCGGTAGCTGACAACGTTGGATTTGAGTAGGCTATCACCGAAGTGGTCTTACTAACCTGTTTCGAGTTTGAGCGGCTGTCAAAAGCTTTAACGTAGATATTTTGACTTCCAGAGGCGGTCGGTTTACCAACGGTAATAACGACATCGTCTGTGTCTGAATAGTTCCCAGAGGCGGACGTTGAGCCGATCGTTGCAGTGTATGATTTTGCGGTGGCCGAGTAATTTGCTATCATCTTATTTTCAGATGGAATAGTCACTTCGAGAGTTGACTTATTTTGTACAAGTACAGCGTCTGAGCCCGTAAGTGCGACAATATCATCGTTCGAATCGCGCCAAGTGAAATTAGAGAAAGTTGGCGCGAGCGTCGTGGTATTAAAATTAAGTGTTGCCGAAACAGTGTTTGTGCCGATACTCGTACCACTTGAGTTATAAGTTGTCAGTGTGAATACTGCCGTGGCGGAGTTACCAGTTATATTTGTCGCATAAATTGAGCTGGCATCGCCTGAGGTACTCCAGGTATAGCTTGTGCCGGTTGACTTAGTTACGAGCGTTTTACTCCAACTAGTTGTTGAGCCGGTGACTTTTACGGACACAGTGTGAGTCAATCCAGATTTCTGGCGGTTAAAATAAATCGTTTCGTTGTTACCGACGGTAACTGAGGAGGCTGACAAAGTCGGTACTGATTTCCGATCATAAGTTAAATCTTTGTATTTCGTCGCGAAAACACTGCTGTCTACGATAGTCTTTAGCGTCCAGCGTACTTTATTGCGCTTATTAGAATCGAGCGTCGTGCGGTCCGCGGCGTCGGCGGTGTAGGTCGTGCCGGATTTACCCTTTTGGCTAGTCCATTCCTTCAAACACTGTTTATAGTTGCCACTGTCGTCGATTTCCTCGCATCGGATATTAACATTTGCGCCATCCTGGTCCGTCCATTTGAGCTTGGCAGAAACGTTAGACGAGTTTGATGTACTACTCGCCACACTTACGTCGATAGCGGTTACAAATGCGGCCATAGTAAATGATAACGAGCCTTGGGAGGTATTGAAATAGCCTTGTGAGTCCGTAGATTTATACTTAATCGTTATTGTTTTGGCGGCGGTATGAGAATACGTCTTTGTGACGGTGCCAAAACTCTTCCAGGAGGTACTTGAGACGGAAACCGTACGCGCGTCCTTATCACCAATAGTACAAGCATTACCTACGCTCGTCGAATATGATGTATAACTATTAGTACGACGGTATTGGAAGGTGACCGTGATTTTGCTTTTACCGTTAGTGGAGCGGTCTTCATCTACTTTGATGCGGAAACGGTTGGTTGATAGTCCGCAAGTTAATTCGCTTGAATATGTACTCATATTAGTCCTCCATGCTTACAAATGCCCAACCATCATCCATGGGCACGATTTTTATTGGTGGCATTTCGATGCCGTCTGTCAGCTTGGCTGTTCCGCTTGAAACCTCTTCGGCGTTGAGCGCGTAATTCGTTCCTTCCGTTTCGTCAGAAAAGCCAAGGTTGTTCATTTCCGCGTAAGTATCCTCTTGCGTTGAAGAGGTGACTTTAACGCCTTCAGTGTCAATTGTTACCTGTGTATTCGCAAATTCGCCAGAGGCTTGAGACCAACTAGAAGTAGTTCCGCCAGAGGCGAGCATCATATCTGTTACCGTAAAATCGCTATCATCCGAGCCAGTGACTGTTAAGATTAGATAGTTGTTCTTCGGTGCGATATTATTAATCGATGTTTCTTCCCAAGTATAAGCTTTGCCGGATGTAAAATCAACTTCAAAATCCTGCACGCCGTCTGTTAGTACGATTGAGCCAGTTCCTACTGATCCTTTATAGACTCTACAGCTAAAACTATAAACCGACTCGCTAGTTTCTTCCTCTTCATCGTCGGTAACTTCTGTAGTCTCATCAGCTGTTTCATCGTTTGAATCTGTCGCCTCACCCGTCTCGTCCGTAACCGCTTCGTCCGTCGTCGACTCGGTCGAATCTTCAGAATTATCAACGTTAGACGCCACTGTGATAGTCTGCGAGATCGTACCGCCTGGCAAATTCCAAACTGAGCCTGATATAGATCCATGCGCAGCCGCCTCCGAGCTCGCTGCAATAGTATAAGTCCCGTCCGTAGTCCAGGAGACTGGTGCGCCGTCTGAATCTTTGAAAAAACCAGCCGAGTTCTTAATCAAGTTTGAGCCACCAGCATTCTGAATATTTGTAGTAATGTTATTTATCGTCTGTACGATGGATGTGTAATTTTCTTCAGTTGTATTTTCTAATGAGTCCAATTGCGAAACGATAGAAGAGATTTCCTGATTTTGTTTATCTACTTTGATTTCGGTGTTGTAAATCGTTTTAATAATGCCACCAGCGAGCGCATAGTCTGTTGACGTTTCATCTGGCTGGACGCCTTTTACAGTTTCGGTGATGCCGCCCGCTACCTCGATTTTTAGATAAGTAATTACAACTTCCCATGAGTTAGTCCCGTCTGTTACATTTATACGGTCTCCGCACTCATAATAGCCATGACCTTCAGTCGTTGACCTCAAAAGGATAATAGTAAAATCCATCCACCGAGTCTAGTAGTGGTTGAGCCAAAGACTCGCGGTCATCGTCTAATATTTCATTATTTGCCAGTTTTAGACTTCTGTAAGTCCGTTCTCTTCGATAGACTTCATCATCCGTAACGGTAATATTATCCTCTTCAGGCGTCCGAGCTAGCACGACAGAGTTAATTGGTCCATATTTTGGCTCAAGTTTTATCTTGATTAGATTATCATATTCCCATTCACCATCGTTTTCTTCGCGATTTGGCAAAATAAAATCTAGCGTATAGCCGTCTTCGTGAATTATCGCCATCGTGCCGGTAGCGCCAGCGATTTCAGCCATAATATCGCGGTAAGTCGCGCCTGATATTTTCGAATATAAATCTTCCGGAATTTCATAGTCGTAATTTGGCAGAGTCGTCAAATCAGTTCCAACGCCTAAGCTAAATTTATCGCTAATCTGTTCAATAAATTCAGCGATAGTGCATGGATAAGTATGGTCCGTAGCGACGTACTCCGTATTGGATAGTTCGGTCATTTTATCGATAAATTTGAAGGTAGTCATTCCAGTATCTAAATCGGAGGCTTGTTCTGAAACTGTGAAAACTCCGTAGTCTATCGCTTCCCAAGTATCATTTTCTTCATCTATTTGGACTTCTACCTGTAAATCAACGCGTCTTTCTAAGAAATCATATTCGGTACCGATTAATTTGGCTTCTGCCACATATAATGCCGAGCCAAATAATACGCCACTTGACTCAATGCTAAATGAAACAAGTTCATCGTCGCCAGTAAAAACCTGCTCTTCGGCAGTCGTTGTAGTAGTGGTTTCGGTTGTTTCATTGCCGTCATCATCAGTTGTAGTAGTCGTAGTTTCTTCAGTCTCAGCCAAGACGGTCATCGTAGCGCGAATTGCCTTAATTGGCTCTTTCATCGCCGCTTTTAGCTCGTCAGAAACGTTTATCATCGTTTTTTAACTCCGATTAAGTTGACTGTAAAAGATTTAAATAGTCCGCGTTCGCGTTCTAATAATTCTACGCTAAAATCACCAGCATAAAACTTTTCCGTCTTAGTGTCTTTTGACGCTGGGTCAAAATAGGTAACGGAAAAGAAGGATTGGTTTAACAATTTACAAATCTTTTTAATTTGTGACTCGGTTAATCCATTCGCAAATTCTAGTTCAAGTTTCGTAAAAATACCGATTAAAGAGGCTTTTACTGTCCCACTCATCGAGCGTTGCGCATCGGTCCACAACTTTGGGTAGTTGACTTTGTAACCGCTAAGCCCCTCGACCGTCGTTCCATCTATTGTTAATAAGTCGCCTGAATATGCCATATATTTTCTTTCGATTAAAAATCGCAAAGCCCGAACTGAGCTTTGCGATTGGTATGCTTATATTATACCACAAAAACTAAAATTCGCCAAAGTATTTAGTACCACGACTTTTTAGTATACGACAAAAATCCCTTGTATCTTTTCTTTGTAAAAATGCACGTGCTCGTTCCTCTGTTCCGAATATCCGAGACGCGTTATTTTTAATTGATTGGTCTGGATTTTGGAGCATGCTCATTTTAAACTCAAGTTCTTCATAGTCTAAATCAATCGTCATAAAGTGGCCTCTCTAAAAATTCATCTATTAATGCTTTGGCTTCATCGAATCCAACAGCAAATTCGGCCTCAAGCCCTAAATCATTAATCCAGCGCAACATCCTAGCTTGCTCAGCGATGTGTTCCGTGGCCCAATCGCCGTTTTTCTTTTTCAAGCGAGTGCCTTCGCGTTTTAGCTCTAAAAATAGCACTGGACTATCTAATCCATTGATATCGAATTCGCGTAAAATAATCATATCTGGCCACGCTCGGCGTCCGCCGTTCATCTTCTTTTGCTTTACTGCTTGCCCAGGAGTTAATTTGACGCCACTGCCAAAATCCGAATGGAATAACGCAGTTGGGTATTTTCTGATTATATATTCAGCTATTTGGATTTGTAATTCAGCTTCAGTTATATTTCCCACTTTTTAATTCCTCCTCTAATTTTAATATTCGAGCGTCGAGTGTCTTGTACTGCTCCATTGCCCCACGAAGTTGGAGTTGTAACATCTTGATTTTTCTCATGGCTATTTTTTGTTCGCAAATTGCAACTGTCAGATTACTATGAGCATGTTCAAGCATCTTTATATTATTTTTTATATCATCACTATCCATAAATCTCCTTATATCCTAATAGCGTAACCCATTCGGCGCGATGCGTCTGGAATGAGATTAATAAATCATCAACATCCTTAAAATAAACTACTCCAGGAATTTGTTCATTACTGCTCCAGTCATACTTTATGTCAAATCCATTGCCCCAGTGGTCATAAACGGCGTAATAACGTTGCTCTGAGGCGTTAAATTCAGGTTCAAAATAGCCAGCATCTTCTTTTATTACTATAAGTGCTTTTATATAGCGTGTATATAAATCATATTCGTCAGGCTCATCCTCTCGAATGTCCTTACCCCATTTGCAACTAAAAACTTTTTTCATTTTTTACTCTCCTATTACCCTAAAATCGCTTCTATACATAAAACCATGATAAAAACGGCTAGGCTTGTTAATATTGCTAATATTTTTGTACTTAAATTCATTTCCCACCTTTCCTTTAATTATTCATTTTCCCCTTGACCGTCTCTCAACTACGGTCAAGGGTTCAGGTGAGCCGCCAAGAAACAACATAAAAAAAGGTTAATTGGTGGAGCTTAATTAAATTTAATAATGGCTAAACTTGGCGACTCGCCTGACAACAAGTGCCAGGGCAGGATTTTTATAGTGTGTCGTTCAATGTGCTTAGATTTTTTAAATAACACGATATTCCAATCGCTCTCACCTGCAACGGTCGAGGGGCCACCCTTTGTTGGGCGTCTCCTCGATGAAGGGGGTTGCCCAATTGTTAATGTTCTTTTTCAGCTAACTCAATAAACGTTTCTACTGAATCAATATCTTTATTCTCTTTTTCATCGCGCGTCTGGACTTGGCGGATCTTATCATAGCCTTGCCATGCTAAATCCAACCCAGCCATAAAACGTTTGAATTCTGGCTTATCTAAATCTTTGATCAGGTTCAAAGCCGTTTGGAATCGCGCTTCGACTTTATCAGTTCTTCGCTTTGTATACCCTAAAAATCATATTAAAATGCCTTTATGATTAAGAAAAATACAAATCGCTGCGAGAAACAAAACTAATACGTCGACTAAGCCGATTAGTGATTTTGCGACGTCGCTATCTTTATTTTCGTCGCGCTTGGTTTTATTTGGTTTATTGTCCTATTTTTACCTCCTTTAACTTTTTTGGTGGGCCCCGTAGGGCCCCGACATAAGACATCGTTATCCACTTGGGAGAGCGGAGGCGAGCCAAACGAGGGAACTCGTCTCCGCGTCACTGCCTGAGTAGGCAGAGGAGTGGTGTGATAGACTAGTGGCTGCGTTTATGACATTTAACTACTATCTAATGCGCTCTCGTAGCAGCACCACTACACTATTCGTTTTCCTCTTCTGCTGACTCTTCAGGCCCAAGTTCTTCTTGCCTTTTAAAAATCTTTTCCTTCAGTTCGTCTTTCTGGTCTTTCGTCAAATTCTTGTTCATTGCTAATTCTAAATATTTGCGCCGAAGGATATCTTTATCATCTTGCTGGCTTAACCAGTCATCGAATTCGGCAATATCAACATATGCTTTTTTAGTAGCTGGTCTAGCTTTTGGTTTCGTTTTGGCCACTGTCATTTCTGGCGAAAATGCGTCCGCATCAGCTTCGCCTTTTTCTGAGATGTTAAATAATCGCATGATGAAATATTTTACCCCTGACGTCTCAGCCTTATTTATTCCTTTGTCACCGAAATCGGTGGCTTCACCGAGCCAACTATATTCTTCGCGGTCTTTAGTGTCTTCTCCGTTGATAATTGTGAATTTCATTTTTAGGATATAATGATAACCGCGTCCGCCTCTGCTGTTAGCGATGGCTTACTGATGAAAGAATCTCTTCTAACGCTTGGAATAATAATAACGTTCTTTCTGCAAATAATGTCCTAATTCTTCCGGCTACTCAGCGTACTCAATGAAATTGTAGTTTTGCATACTATTGCGACCGGATTTTGAAACGGCTCCGATCTCTCTGCCAATTTGTGCTAGCTTCGTCGCTAGCGTTTCGCTTTTCTTTTCCATCAGTTATTTTCTCCTCTCGCCTTTTTAAAGATAATTTCATTCCAATTCTCACCGTATTCCTTCTCTGCGTATAGCTCAATTTTACTCATTACCATTCTTCTCCTACGACTGGCGAGCTATAAAAATTTGGGCGTTCGATCTGGTCTTTAACTTGTGCGTTTGCTACTGCATGTATGTATTCTTCAAACTCCTCTTGATGATTTATTAAGTAGTCGACAAAATCGTCATATTGCCACAATGGGTGTTGGTGGTGGTATTCTCTTGCATATGATGAAATACTCGTACTATACTGGTGTTCAAATTCTCTTCTATTCATACCCGAGCATCCTTTTAAAATCTCTAAACCATTCATCTTGTAACTGATGTTTATGCTGTGTGCGTACTGCGATGTTTTTCGCAGTGGTATTGCGTTGCTTAACTTTAATTTTCATGATAATTAACTCCTTTATTAGTTGTTTATAAATGCTAGTAAGACTAGAAAGCCAATAGCAAAAATCTTTAGCCAAATATATTGAAGGTCTCCGCCTTCTGATGCTGCGATTATAACCGCAGGCATTGATAATACAAAACTTACAATCTTTTTCATTTTTTCGCTCCTTTATTTTTATTTTTTAATCGCCACACCCCGCGCAATACAGTCGACCGTCTTGTTGTATATCAACCCATGTTTTGATAAGATACAAACATGTCATAATTGAGTCAAATAGTTTTTAAACATTTTTTAAAAAGGTCATATAAGAATTAGGAAAATCCTTATTCACGATCTAAATACAACATGTCGAAGTACTATCGTCATTTGGCCGTGAGATATCCGGCTTGTCGACTGTATAACGCGAGGCAAAAAATCATTGCGCGGTATTACCCAGCCTCCAAATCGAATCTATTGAGGCGGTTGGCAACTCTTTTTTGTGGCGTCTTTTAGTATCAACGCTTATCGAATTGTTAAGCTTCTTAAACTTTTTTGATATATAGGATTTTTAATTAACCTACGGGGACATCATAGCTCACGGCCCCGATTGGACAATTAAAAATTGTAAAAAAAATATTCCTGTGGTATAATCGTACTTAAGGGGTATTAGCTCAGTTGGCTAGAGCGCTTC